AGATATCACTTTAGGAGTTACTTCAAGCACTGCGGCAAGCTCCGCCATGGTCGCTGTGCGTCCGTGCTCTTGCGCAAATGCCTGCGCTGTCTTGTTTAGCTTGATCAGCATTTCATGCACGCCAAGCGGCAGCCTGATGATTGGATCGTATTGAATCAATGCACGCCCGATGGATTGACGGATCCACCAGTAGGCGTAGGTGCTAAATTTGTAGCCGCGGGTGTAGTCAAACAGCTCGACAGCGCGCGCAAGGCCGATGTTGCCCTCCTGGATCAGGTCCAGCATGTCAAGCGTTTGCGTGTTGCGCCTGCTGTACTTGCGTGCAACATGAACCACCAGCTGCAGATTGGATTGCATGAACTTTTGCCGCGCACGCTCACCGCTGCGTAGCTCGCGACGCTCTTGTGTCGTTAAAGGTCTTTCAAGATCCTTTAATTCTCTCCACTTTGAGACTCGGCGGCCAAGTTGTATCTCTTGTTGCGGTGTGAGTAATGGATACCGCGCGATACTGTTCAAGTAGTCGCCAATAGCGTCAGACATGGAAAATCCGTTAGTGCATACAATGGAAGCACAATTCCACGGTGCTGCCAATGCTGCGCAGCTACGTGCGTTACATGCTGCAGCAGATTGGGCAGGACTGCTGGAATATGCGCTGTTGATAGCCGAGCAAGAAGCAAGCCAGCGGTCTCAAATCCACTGGCTTGTGCAAGAAGCGTCGGCAGCGTTGCGGACTGGTCTAGAGCAGTGGCACCTAGATGCCGCTGAGGAACTGCTTCGAGGCCGTCGTCGTGATGTCTGAGTTGTAATGGCCTGTGACGCTGTAGCTAGTCACCGGCTGCTGGCTCATGCGGAAGAACACCATCTGCCCGATCTTTAAGCCAGGCCAAAGCGGCAGCGGCAAGATCTGACGTGAGTTCTTCAGTTCCAAGGTCAGCACGCTGCCATGCCATCCAGGATCGGCGTAACCGGCGTGCAGGTTTTCGTAGCCTTCGCGTGCGCGGCTGGATTTGAGGAAGAACAGGCCAGCGATGCTCTCCGGCATGTTGAACACTTCAATCGTCTGCGCAAGAATAAATTGCCCCGGCTTGAGTTCATAGGGATTGTCTGCCGTGCGTCCCGCAATGCTGAGCGGCCGCATGTTTAGGTTTTCGGCGGACTCGATCATGATCGTGTCGCCAAGCCGTAGGTCAAGGCTGGCGGGATTGATCAATGCCTCGTCGTAGTTTGGCACCATGCCGTCGGCGCACAGCGCCTTGATCTCGTAGTCGCAAAGGATGGTCATTGGTTGAGTGGGTAGTGGGCTTGACTACTGGGCTTCAAGCTCGGAGGCGATTTCGCACAAGGCATCAACGCAGTTAAAACCTGACCAGTCGTGATCAATGTGATCCGCAGCAGCTCGCAGGGCGGCGGCAATCTGAGCACGACGCCTGTCGTAAATGTTCCATTTGTCGTTAATGGTTTTCCAGAAAGCGTCATCAACTGCTTGAGCAGCAGGTGAAAGTTCAGACATAGAAGTGGAAGCGGCTTGCGGGCTTGGCTGAACTATCTGGAATTTCCGGAAGGTTCGTTGTCGGGAAGTTGTTCAAGGGCGCGAGAGTCAGTCATCAATCGGCTCCATATAGACGCGAACATTGCGGCCGAAGCCACATGTGCCCCATCGGATGCACCACTTGCTGACCCAAGGCCAGACATTCCCCATCCAGAGGCGTTCAACGTTATTGGAGTTGAACCACCAGAACTGACCAATGCGGCCGGTCTCTGAGTCGATATGGAAGTCAGTCATCGAGCTGCTCCAGTGCGCGGCGGATGGTGTCGGTGATCTCTGGAATCACAACGTCCATCTTTTCGATCGTGCCCAGCATCTCCAGGGCGATGCTGTTAATCGACTGCGGCTTGGGGCGGCGGGCGGCGCGGAGTAGCTCAATCAGTAGCTCGGGATGCTCTAGTCCGTGCCAGACAGAGATCCATTCACAACACGCTTCCAGCTCTTGGTCTGCGCCCCATTGGGCACCACGCTTGGCGAGAAAATCAAGTTCATCAACGCCATGTGGCACTTTATAAATCCACTCATTGCGCCACTGCTCTATCAGTTCGGGCGTCACTGCAATGCCACTGCGGCGTTCGATCCCGGACGATGATTCGGGCTGTGCCGCCGCCCTACTTACCTCAGCGCTGGCATCACAAAGGTCGTCCATCGCTGTTTCTTGGAAAGCCCAGTCGATGCAGAGCTGGGCAAAGGTCTTGCAGTAGCCGGGATGACCGCGCTTTTGGCTGTCCTCTCGCGCTTGCTCGGAGAACTTTTTGAGCAGGTGCGGCGGTGGCACCTTGGAATAGTCTTCGTTGGTCATGGGTGATTAGTGGTAATGTCTAGTCGTTCAGGCCTAAGTGATTCCGGTAAGTTCCGAGTAGATCATGTAGTTTTTGCACCTGCTCTGGCGTCCACTGCGGTAAGTCGCTAAGGTCTAAAACTTTTGCCGCTGCCATGCCGGAGCTGGTTTGCATGATGTGTTTATGCAGCGCGGACTCCAGCGTTTCGACCCTGGCACGGAGATCGCTCAGTTCTTGCGGCGCGGGTTGAGCAAGGGCGGCGCGGGCTTCAGTGGCCAAAGCATGTGTTTCGCGTCGGTCATCCATCAGGAGCTGCCGGTAATGATCCAGCTCATCAGCCATGCGGGCGCAAAGCTCTCGGAAGTCAGTCATTCAAGCCAGCTCCATGCAATGCGTTGGCAGATGCGCCATGCGTGTTTTTTGTCGATGCCGTAGCGTTCTGCTAGTTGTCTGTAGCTGTTACCAGCAACACGCAACTGGCGCAGTTCGCGCACGTGGTCTTCTGTAAGAAACGCGGCGTAGTTCGCTTCGCCGCGCTTGAACGGATCACTCATCTACATGCAGCAGCAACCTGCGCATGTACCAGTCGGCTTTGCCATAGTCTTGATCGGCATTGCCCTTGTACTCGGCACGCCATAGGTATTTGATGACGTTGCCTTTGCAGTAAGCGCGAAAGCCGTCATCACCGAGAGCTGCCTTAATGGCCTGGATGCACTCAATGTCGCCGTGCTTGTAATGCGGCGGATGGTTGACAAGATCACTCATCACCTAAAGCCTCTGCCATGTCGCGGCGGATCAGATCAGCAATGCGCTGTTGATACAGCCCGGTGTAGGTGCTGCAGGTGCGGCCGCTTTGCTCGTACAACCACTGCAGGTAGTCATCACGGCGCTGCTCAGTTTTGTGGTTGATCATCTTGCATCAGCTCCAGGAGTTCAAGAATATGCGCGGCAAATGCCACGTGTGTCATTACTGCATGGGTGCCGGGAGGGCGCCCGTAGGACGCCTCCCACCACTCCTTGAATGCAATATCAAGTGTGGTTTCGTTCATCAGAACACAGGCTCCTCGCTGGTGGTTGCTGCGCCGCGTGGCATGAATTCAAAGCGCTGGATGCTGAGCACATGCTTACTGCGCTTGGCACCGGTCTCCTTGTCGTTCCACTCTTGCCGGCGTACGGCACCGGTCACAAGGATGCTGTCGCCTTTTTTGAGCTTATCAACGATCAGCTCAGCGGACTTACCCCAGATCTCGCAGTCGATTGCGTTATTAATCCAGTTGCCGTCCTTATCCTTGCCCTCCTGGATGCCACCCGCGAAGTTGGCAACCATTGTGCCGGATTCAAAAGCGCGCAGTTGCGGGTCAGTGATGATGCGAACGATGCCGGTTGCGTAAAGGCTCATGTCAGTTCAGTGGTGTAATGCCATTGGCTTCTTCAAAAGCCAAGACTTGTGCAAGGGGATAGCGAACACGTGGCGTGCCTGCTGGTAGGCCAATGCGTGGTGCAGTGACGTAAGCAGGGCCAATGCCGCGTGCACGTTGGTTTTTGATGGCTGCTGGCTTCAAGCCCCAACGTGCTGCCAGCTCATCAGTAGTGAGGAATGGTTCAGTCATCAGCGAAGGGATCCTCTGAAGGGGTATCAGACAGAACCGCTTCGCGCTCTACAGCAAGGCGCAGCAACTCATCGTTCTGCTCATCGCTGAGATCAGGCTTGCGCTTATCCATGCGCGCTACCACCTCCTGCAGCTTGTCGAGCGTGTCGGCTTTGGCAATAGCAGCCTTGCCGGCTTGGAACAGCTTGGCATCGCCTGCGGGGAGCGCGGGTGCAGCGGTAACGGTCACCGGCTCCACCTCAGCCTGCTGCATCTCATCGGTGCTGTAGACACCGGACATGTCGGCGGGGAACGCTTTGCGCAGCGCCAATGCCTCGGAACACTTGGCGATCATCGCTGCGCCCATCTTGGACCACAAGCCTTGGCCGGCGTTGTAGTCAGCAAAGCGTGCAACGCCAGTAAATGGATGGTTGGCACCCTTGCGCCAGATGGTGGTCTTGGCCGCGGCAGGTGGCTTGCTGCCTAGCCATACATCAGTCCACTGGCCGTCTTCACCGCACCATTCGGTGATGCTGCCGTCAAGCTGACCGGTGCGCTCGGCAATGGCACGCAAGCCGTCGATGCCGGCTTGGATGGTCATCTTTCCAGCCCGCTTGATGGCGTAGATCTGCTTGCTGAACGGATCCAGTCCAGTGCGCTGGCAGGCGTAGGCAAACAGGCGCAACTCGTCATTGCTGCAGCCAGGCGCAATGGTGGTTGAGATCAGCTGCGTTTGCTCTGGAGTCCAGAGCGTGATGCTAGAAGTCATCGGATGTGATAGTTGGGTTGGCAGTTAATGCCCATGAAGGCAGGCTGAGCGCTTGGCACGTGTCGCCGTAGCCCGGCCACTCCTTGGTGGCTTGGCAGTCGGCAATCACGCGCATGTCACGTTGCCGTAGCTCATCACCAGCAGCCATGGCCGCGGCGTCAAGCTCGTAAACCGCAACCGCGTACGGCGCAGTCTTCTCAACGGCAACGAACACAAACCGCTCAGCACCGTGCAAGCCGGCTAGGTAGTGGCTCGCTTGCACATGGTAGCGGAAGGTAGCCACGCTACGGGCGAACGCGGCAGGGCTGGCATCCGTGGTGCTTTTGAGGTCAACCACCGTGGTGCCGTCGTACCAGTCAGGGCGGCACTTGCAGCGCAACCCAGTAGCGGCATCATCCCACCAGAAGGACTGCTCAGCCTTGCCATTGGCGAGCAGTGCTGCTGCTGCGGGATGCACGCGGACGCTGGCAGCCATGCTGAGCGCTAGCGCCATATCGGACTGAGTGACCGCTTCAATACCAGCAGCAGCCATACGCTCTGCTTGCTCCTTGCCGGCTTTGGTATTACGCGGCCCGCAGACGCCGTAGCGGCCTGCAAGCTCCTCTGGCTCAAGCACTGCGCAATGCACCAGTGAGCCAAGCCGCATGGCAGCAGTTGGTTCAACTGGCATCCGCAGTTGGTTGATGTATCGCGCCCAGTAGTGATATGGGCTGCGTGCGATGGCGTGCAGGTGCGAAGCGCTGACGGCTGGGTCGGCGTGGTAGTCGGCGTTGCTGGTCACGCTGCTGCCCCACTACGCATCTGGCGGTGCATCCGGCTGGCGGTGCCGTAGGTGGCGACCAGCTCAGGGAACGCATCCAGCAAGCGGCGCTTGTTGCCGGGGTCAGCCTTGAGGCCAGCAGCGGCTAGCGCTTGGAAGAAACCACCGCCGTGCTGGTAGGCGGTGGCAAATGTCCAGTAAATGTCTGCTTCGGTCATGGCTTGAGTTGCTCTTGGCAGGCGTGATGGCTGTAGGCGGGCTGCTGGCGGCCGGTGTCATAGGCCATTGCCCAGACACCGAAGATGATTGCCAGCACGGCAAAGCGGTTCAGATTGTTCATGCCATCAGCGCCTTGCGGACGCGATAGGTGGACAGGTTGAGGCGGTCGGCAATGCGCTTCTGGCTCAGGCCAGTGCGGCGCAGTACGCGAATGCGGCGGTCGTCAGAGGCAGTGAGCCAGTCGATCACGGCGACTACTACCAGCAGCGGTAGCAGCAGTTTCCAGATGATCAGCAGTGCGGTTGTGAGCATGGTTGGGGTCGCAGTGTGTGGTTGCCGGATTGGGAGCGGCTCCGGCGGGCCGCGTGGGCTCAGTCGTCGAGCAGGGTCTGGTCAAACCACCAGCAGGTTTTGAGGAAGGCGTTGGTGCGGGCCTCCTCCGCAGCGCGCTCAGCGCGGTCACGCTCGCGGAGGCGGATTGCGCGAGCCAGCTGCTCGGCTTCGGTGAGGCGGGGTTGTTTCTTGGTCATGGTTCTCGGGGTGGGGTGCAGGACTGGTTGCCTGCTGTCCCCATATCCTACACCATGTGCCGCCGTGGTCAACCCTGCCTAGTAACGAATCGACACAGTTGCGGTGCCATCTAGCGGCACGCCTAGTCGGTATGCGGCGCCAGCGCTGAGATCCAACGATCCGCAGTCGCAGCGGTCAGTAACTGGCACGGTGAGCAGGCGCCCGCGGTGTTGCACCGTGACGCGCGTGCCGCATGGCAGCCATGGATGGGCAGCTGACACGTCCCAGTGGCGATAGGTGCCGCCGCAGTACGTGGTGCGCCCGTGGTACCAGCCGTCGTAGACGGTGGCAGTCACCTGCCGGGCTTGAGCAGGCGACAGCAGCAGGATTGCTGCAGTGATCAGTGCACGCATGATGCTTTAGGTGATTGGGGTGGAGTGGTAGCGGCCTCCGATACGGTTGCAGCTGCAGCCACCGCGACTGCAGCACCGCGCGCGTCCTTGCGGATAGCGCCGACCGCTGGGTAATAAAAAAGGCCCCGTAGGGCCTAACGCTCAGTCTTCGAGCTCGCTCTCCAGATCCATGCAGGCACAGATGAGGGCGTCGACCAGCTCGTTGTCACAGAGCTGATCCCACTGATCTTCAGTGGTGCCGTCACGCAGTGCCTGCAGGGCAGCCACAACTGATTCGGCGGAGCCGATCACTGTGGCCATCTGGCCAAGCGCCTCGATGGCGGTGCGGGTATTCATTTGTCTAGGTGCGGTGGATGCCGGGATCGCTCCCGACTCCTTCAATATAGCCCATGCGCCGCCCTGATCAACCCTGCGCAACATCTCTTAACAATGTCTCCGCATCGCTGACCGAGCGCGCCACGCCGGCAATGCCGCCAGCCGCCTGGACTGCATCCAGCCACTGCTGCTGCTCAGGGCGCAGCCTGCCGGTGGGCGTCTTCACTTCTATAGATAGGAACACCGCCACTTGGGTGCCGACCATCTCTGGCGTAACAGTCACCGTGCGCCAGCCGATCAGGTCAGCGCTGCCCTTGCATAGACCGAACTGCACCGGCCGACCGTTGGCGTCCTTGAGCGTGCCGGTGTTGTTGCGGAACAGGCGCGTGTCACCGTTGCTGCAGGCGATGCGGATGTGCTGCTGGATTTGCTGCTCGGTCACTCATCCGCCGTAACGCTTCGCCAGTCTGGCCTGGTAGACCCTCTCGGCCCATCCTCGCTTGTAGCCGCGTTGCTGCGCTAGCTCGCGGAGTGCATCCAGGTCGCGGGCTGAGGACTGCTCACGCCGCTTAGCCACTGCCAACTCCTGCAGCTCCCCATCCACCTGCTGCAACTCGCGGCGCTCCTGCGGCGCAAACACATGACCGCACTCGCGGCACACCTGTACAGCACTGGCGCTGGTGGCAAAGCATTGCGGGCAGACCTTGACTGATGGCGCTGCCTCGCGGTCGCGTTTTTTAAGGCCATCTAGGGTCCAGTCTCGTGGTTCTAAGTGGTGTCCCATCCTGAGCGTGTTGCCGACGTGATCGAGCACTACGGCGCGCTTGCCAGCCATTGGCCGCAGGCATCGGCCGATCATCTGTAGATGCAGCGCCACGCTTGCCGTAGGCCGCAGCAGGATGCAGCCGCCGACTGATGGCACGTCGACGCCTTCGCCGATCAGCGCGCAGGATGTCAGCACCTTGAGCTTGCCGGTGCCTAGATCGCTGAGCAACTCACGGCGCTGCGCCGTATCCATGCTGCCGTCAATACTGGCCGCGGCGATGCCTGCTGACTGGAAGAGTGCTGCCACTGCCTCCGCGTGCGCCACGGAGCAGCAGAACGCGATCGCCGTCTGACCTGGCAGGTGCTTGCGGTAGTGGCCAAGGCAATCACCCATGATTGTGCCGACGCGCTGCTCAGCCTCCTTAGGGTCGAAATCACCCATCCGCTTGCGCAGGCCGGTGCTATCGAAGCCCGGCGGTGCCAGCACCTTGGCGCCAGCGAGGTAGCCGGCATCTGTGAGCTGCTGTGCTGTTGGACCTTGCACCATGCACTGATAGTGCTCGCCAAGGCCGCGGCCATCTGAGCGGATCGGTGTTGCCGTCACACCCAGCAGCTTGGCGTTATGGAAGTGCTGAACCGTTTTGGCCCACGTGCCGGCCGTGGTGTGGTGCGCCTCATCGACCACGAGAAGCTGGAAGAAATCACGCGGCAGCAGATGCAACCGGCGGGCAACGGTTTGCACGCTGGCAATCTGCACGGCATGGCTGAGATCCATGCTGCGGCCAGCGCTGATACGGCTATGCGGCATGGGCATAGCGCGGCTGGCCTGA